GAATTTGCGTTTAAGGGTATCATACGATTCCTAATCCATCACCATAACCGCAGGTCAGACGGCAAGTCATGATCCTTACTCCCATTAATTCAATCCAAGTTTCATCGTATCCGGCTTGCATCATCACACCTTTCACATAACACTCCATCGACTAAAACAGCTGTGTATTTGCATCCTTCACATTGACCAACACTCATATCGAAATCCAACCTATGTATTGTGCATCCGGATTATCTAAAAGCCATTGTTCACGCAGCTTGTTTTGATAAGTCCAATTAATTTCGTGTGTCATTTCGTCATGATTAGCGCACATGTATGGCACTCCTGATCTACAAACATCCAAGACCCGCATTTAGTGCATCGAATGACAGGCTCTTGGGTGTCAGTTGCTTCTGCTAGATTCTTTGTTCCAATGCAATTGCATCTAAGGCATTGATAGACACGAAATCCATGAGCTGTGGAATAACCATCTAGCCAAATAAATTCGGTGTTGCCAGAGCAGCCATTGCACTTGAATTTAACCACCTTTACCAGCCCATCCCTTGCCCTTAAAGATTGCAGGAACTGCCGAATAGACACGCCTTAACTTAGCCCCACATACTTGACAACAAGGGATTTCGTGCTCCATTGGAAGATCCAATACAATACTCAACCCCTCGCCATCACATTCGTATTCGTAATTAGGCATGATACGGAATTCGATTGATTGCGTGGCAGTTATAACATCGAAGCAGATCGCCCTCATGAAGTAATCTGTCATCGTTGCATAAGTCGCAATATGTTGTTGATGGCTCTACCTTAACTCCATCATCTGTAAAAGTTGCAGTTAGACCAGAGCCGTCAATGATTTGTAATTCACCCATTTATTCACCTCCTTCAAAATACCATTTTCCATTAGCTGTAAGTTTTGCCCATTTCGGCGCACACTCTTTTGCTTTACAAACATATCCATAGTAAGGCTTGCCTCCTTTAGAGATTCCCTCTTTAAGAATATGACCATGCTGACATGCAGGTGGCTCATTAGGTATTGATGCACCAATCTCAGCAACCACATCTCCAACAGACCAAGCAACCGGATCTTTAGGTTTATCAGCTGCAAAACTATCTCTTAGGATTGTTTCAATTTGTGCTGACTTAGATCCAGCCTTGCCATACATGTTTTGGCGACTTTCTAACTTGTCTTTAAATGATGGATTGGATTCAACCTTTTTCATATCATCCTTAGTTGCAGTCTTGTCAGATCCTTTAAGTAGAATAATCGCTCTACCTAATGAACTTGTAGCTGTATCCTCAACATAAAATTTCTTCATGTTTTGGATGTAGGTATCTCTTGCGCCAAAGGCTATGTTGGAAACACAAGGTTGCTCATCTTTGCTATCTCGCCAAAGAGTTGCTTGCACCAAGATATAACCCTTTTCAGCATCATGACTGATAACTGAAATATCAGATCTACCAGACGGGAAATTACTAATAAACCATTTGTTAAGAGTTGCCACATCCTCATAATCCTCAAGATTGAATGCCATTAAAGATCATCTCCTTTTTTAAAGTCATTGTCGATTTCGGCATCATAAACTGTTTTGTAAATACCGATGTATGCTGCAATATCCACAAGACTGTCATGATGCCCCGGACTTTCCTGCAAACGACTAATTTTCTGCAAGATGTTAATGATACAAATATCATGAGGCATGACTGGGTATTCAAGATACGAACTGACCAGTTTTGCGATTCGCTCCATGTTGTAGAAAGGATGCCCATACACGACACCCCTTGACTGGATAGTTGTGATGGCTTCATCAAAGAGCTGCTCAGTTTTTGTCATAATCAAAAACTTCATCTGACTGCTGTTTAATGTTGGTCATTCTGCGGTGCATATCCCAGCCCATTGCCCTGCCACGCCAATAACCCCGATTGTAAATTTCGGATTGCCATAAACTAAATGCGTAGGCTAACAAGCCGGTGGCTATGATGAACCACAAAATAGTAATCCCATTGATCTTCATGCGTTCACCGCAATTTTGTCAACGTAAGCCAATTTCCAATCAAAGCCATTTGCATCATCTATTGCATAAGCAGCCTTAATTCTTGAACTGTGAATTTCTGATGCACGATGACCTGATGGTCGCTTGCAGCTTAATCCTGCTTTTGATAAACAATCAGGACATTCTAACGATCTAGGACAAACATCCCCACGAGTAGTGCCGTTGCACCATTCGCATTTTCTTTCATTTGACTTCATGTTGCTCCCTTACATATCCACAGCATCTCTGTGAATACATAAAGTTTGACCTAAATCAAGTTTTTAAGCCAATAATTTATCGGCGTGGCTTATAACGATTAGATAACGCCAATATCCTCAACATCATCGATATGGTCATCAATCGTGCGGTCGATATAGTCTGTTTCACGCCCCATAAGACTTTCCAAGAGCTGTGAAACTGCCATCTTTGTTAATTGGGATCATCTGCACATTCATATTCTTGCCATCCCAGTCCATGATGACTATGCCCATTTGCCAGTTGGCGAGCCCTTTTGTATAAGAGGCTTTTGCCCTGTTCATAAGGTTGCCTGTTTCAACCCCGTAAAGGGGTCTGTAAGCCCCGTAGAGCCCCTCTGAGTAGGCTGACATACCTAGTCTATGGGTATGACCGCAAACTACGCTCTTTCCTGCCTTTTTGGCTAAATTAAGGGCAGTCTGTCCAGCATTCGGATTCATGTTGCCTTCATCGCCATGAGCCAAGATCCATCCCTTTTCAAATTCAAAAAATGTTTTATGGAATGTAATGCCCATAGATTCAAAATCCATAAACTTGGCATACTGCAATTCGGGAAGTGAGATCATTCCCGGAACTTTTAATAAAGTGTTATATAGGCGATCAGTATGATTACTGCGGATAATATGAGCCTCTCGGCTGTGCTCTGTGAGAGCCCAAAGGATTTCTTGAGTAGCTGTGCGGTCATCATCCAAAGTTTGTTGATAAGCCAAAGGTGTCTTCTCAGCCCAACGGCTAATGGTTTGAAAGTCGATCTCATCGCCAACGCATAAAACGCTGTCAAATCTTTCACGCTTCGCCAATTTAATAACATTGTTGACGGCTGTTTCATGGTGGTATGGAATTTGCAAATCACTTATTACTAAGTATCGCTTAATCATCATCCTCATCGTCAGTTGGATCTATGGAAGGAATAATCCCGCCATCGCCTACGATCCAATCAGGGAAAGTCTTATGCTCGGTCATTAACCAGAATGCGTGCTCTGGTGTAAATCCTGCTTTACGAGCTGCTTTATAACATTCATGCAAAGCCATGTAATGCTGATCTATTTTGTTTAATGGCTCAGGAGTTTGGCGAACGATACGCTTATTGATCTTTTTGCGTTTGATAGGTTTGCGTGTGTTCGCCATAAATAAAATTATCGCTTAGAGATTAAAACAAATAGATCATCGACACGCTGTTCAAGTCGATTCATTTGATCTTTGATTGATGAGCCTCCGTTTGGTTTTAACTCATTCAAGTAAGATTTAATAACCCAGCGCAGACCCACTAACAAACTTGTTGATATGGCGGATACGCCAACGGCGATACCAACCCATTCGTTGGCTGTCATTTCGCATTGATTCCATAATCAGCCTCTTTACCGGACTTTGGATCTAGTGCCTTAGCGATAGGTGCAACTAACGCACCAGCCAAGATTGCAAACTCTGGTCTGATGTCAGCGACAATCGCCAAAAGGACAGTTATGCCGGAAGCAGCCACAGCTCTTAAATATGACTTAATTGCAGCCTTGTGTTTATTTGATAGTTTCATGCGTTGCCTCCTAGTAGTGGGATGTTAAAGAACTCTCCTGATTGTTTTGGATGGAATGAAATATGAATATGTTTAGTGTGTGGATTGATGCCCTTGTATCTACGCCAACGCCAATTTAATAGTTTGCTGGCAATATGATGATTGTGAATAACATATTTGATTCGCTTATCTGTTTTGCCAGCAATTCGGATTTGATCGGCAAGGTAGGCAGATATACCTTCGGCTTGACCTAGATCAGCTGTAATGTCAATTGCGCAAACTTCACCCGATGGCAAGGCGTTGTGATCCGATTTTATTTTTTGATGCCTAGCGTCTGAAATCCAACCATCCGATTTTCTGGATCTATCAACAAAGCAATCATCAATCTGTTCCCGTAATTGAACAGCTGCTTTAGATAGGTAAGGCTTCATTACAAGCCTAGTGCCGTCAAATCCTCAACAGTTAAACCAAGTTCTGCAAGTTTAGCCTGTGCAATTGCTTTGGCTTCTGCTAATGCTTCTGCTTCGGCTTGGCGTTGAGCAAACTTTGCTTCAATTTCTAATCGTTTTTCCAATTCAAGCGCAGTTTCCTCACGCTCTGAAATGGTTTCCTCACCAGTTAAAACATTAAATTCTTTTTCTACAATTTTCATATATTCTCCTTATGCGCTTGTAAATACAAAGACTGTGCCAGCATCAAGATTGCCTGTTGATGAAAAAACTGAAATTGAACTAATAGTGCTTGATGAATTGTAATATCCATTAGCGATAAAACTTGCTTGTCCACCAGCACCTGTGCCGCCGCCAGCGGAAGTCAAAACTTTAACTCCACTAGAATTGCAACCTGACAAAACCACAGAACCAGCCATTGCTTGCGCAGCATTTGTTGGTAACCCTCCTAAATAAATCATAGCATCAGCCCCACCATCAATACGACTAAAATCGTTTGCATTGTAAGTTGCAGAGTAAGTATTTTGTGAACCTGCTTGATAATAATTATTTCCAGTATCAGTATTTAATCTAACACCAATATATGAACTAGCACTTGCGCTGCTTGCGCCTTTAACTAAAACCATAATTTTATCTACACCTGAAATGCCAGAAACAGTTACAGTTTGTGCGCCAGTTAATGCAGTGCCACCAGCGTTTAATAAAGTCCAGTTTGCACCACCACCACCGGCAGGTGCTGCCCATTTTAATCCTGTTGCCTCTGCGCTATCAGCAGTTAAAATATAAGTGTTAGTTCCAGCCGCTAAACGGCTAAAAGTGTCTGCACCTGTTCCAACAATTAAATCACCTTTAGCATCTATTGCTGTTGCCATTGAGTTAGTGATTGTTATATCGCCAGAAGTGCCACCACCTGAAATTCCTGTGCCAGCTGATACGGCTGTAATATCTCCAACATCATTTGCAACCCATGCTGGAACTCCAGCAACGACAGATAAAATTTGTCCAGTTGTTCCAATTGCAAGTCTTGTGTTTGTGTTTGCTGTAGCAGAACGATATTCAATATCGCCAAGAGTTGTTGATGGATTTAAGGCTTTTGTTGTTGTATCAATAGATGAACCAAGCGTGCGAATAGCAGCTGCGCCATCCTTGACCAGATCTGTGTCGTCCGGTGTTTCCCAATTATAATTCGTTGTGTTTGCCATATTAGGCTACTGCTCCAATCGCGTTTTCCCATGTTAGTATAGCGGATAAAGTGTTCCAAGCCTCTAAGGCTGATACTTGATCCCAAGCAAGTGCTACTTGAGAAAATTCAATCGGGCTTAGATTTATGGTTAAGAATAATTCGTTGAACCTAGTGCTCCAACGCCAACCTTCAACATAACCCTCAAATTGTTGAGTTGGGGCTATTTGAACAGGCAAGTCTGTTATCCGCATTGGCTGACCCACAAAGATTTGCAACAAAGCATCTCGGTCTGCATCATCAATTGCTGAGTTAGTTAATGGGAATGTAATGCTGTCAAATAAGGCTCTTGGATATGATCTTAGGGCAATAAAGCGATCAGCAACAGCTTGTGCATCAGTAGCATCATGCAAGACTGTATTTAGGGTTTCACCTCGATACCCAAAGGTTGCAATGCTAGTTAAGTCAATTGCGGTTTTCTGTGATCCATAGTTGTTGCCGTAATTGAGGATAATTTCGTTGCGAACATCTGCACCCCTAGTTAAAACCTTTAATCCTGCGCCAATAGCAGTATTTGCTGAAATCTCTGTGTATCCATTATTGGCAAGGTAATTCTGTCGATGAGTTGTGTCAGCGTAGGAGATGCGACCCTCATTGTCCTCATACAAAACGCCAAGTGCGCTGTTAGCAATAAGGCTTGCAATGTTGTAAGTAGTGTCAGGATCAGCAGTTCGATTTTCAAGTTCATAAACTCCGGGGCGATCAATCTCGCCAAGCCCTACATTTTCAGCATTTGCCCAAGTAATTGTTGGATCATAGCCTGACCAAGTTTCAGCTGCTGGCACTTCATTCCAATTGTTTAGGAATATCTCTGAAAGCAATTCCCAAATCTGATCGCCGTCATCATCTCGAGCCAATGTTCCGTTGTAGATTACTTTTGGCAGTTTAGCCAATGAACCTAAAGCAAGAATTGTGTAAGTAAAGGTTTCAGCAATACTGCTGGCAGTTGCAACCTCAGTTGTGATGTCTGTGATGTTCCCACCAAACAAAGTTCGATAGGTGTCTGTGCTGTCTTTGACTTGTAGGGTTATTCCATCATTGACTTGTATATTATAGTTTTCGTTGTTTAAGGCAACCAATTCAATTTGCATATAAGATGGATTGGGCTGAGAGTAAATATCTTCTCGACCAGCCTGATGGGCAATGTCAGATATTGCAACATTTGTGTATTCCACCGCATTGATTGTCAGTTTCCAATCGGGAGTAAATACAGTCATTATCCGCCCTTGATGCCGTTGTTATACAGCTGTGGAACTGATCTAGATGCGCTGTTATTTAATACCTTTGCAACTGCTCTTGCAGCACCTTCGCTATCAACGGCTTGAACTGAAACATTATTAATAACAGTTGGATTTCCTGCACCATAGGTAAAGTTAGATTTAGGAACTGCTGGAGTTTGTCCGAGCATTGATCCAGTCTTTGATGGATTTGGAATATATCCAATATCTGCTCCGGGCTTAATTAGATTCACAACTCGAATGGCTTGGTTTGCAAACTCGACCAATAAACCAATTGCTTCTCTTACAAATGTAATAAATCCTGAAATAATTCCAGCAACCACAGCAATCGCTTTACCAAATGATTCAGCACCCTTTTGGCTTTGATTCAAAGAATTAGTTAAACCCTCATCCCCAGTTAATCCTGCTATAAATGCATTAAGGGCAGGAATGCCAGATTCATTTAAGAAACCAATAAACTTTTCAACCTGTGGTAGTAATGCAACGCCAAGACTTTCCTTTGCCTCATCAAATCCAACTTTTAAGCGATCAATCTTTCCTTGAAATGTTTCGGCATTTGTAGCTGCTGCTCCACCATAAAGATCTGAAAGTTTCTGTTGAACTTCGGTGAATGAAAGTGTGGCAAGTTCGCTCTTTGATAATCCAAGACCTAATCTGCCAAGAGCTGTGGTGTTTCCATCTTGAGCACGACCTAAAGCGTTTGCAACAGTTTCTAATTCAATGCCACGACCTTTTGCAATATCTAATGCTAGGTTTAATAACTTTTGTGCTTCCTCAGTTGATTTTGTCGAAACCGCCAACCTTTGCATCGCCGGACGAAGTTGGTCATCCGCCACACCAGTCGCCAAAGATGTTTTGAGGATCATTGCCTCAGTTGCCTTTATTTGCTCATCAGTAGCCCCTGTGGCTTCTCTTAAAGCATTAGCCAGCCTTAACTGTGCTTGCTCATCCTCTATCGCAGCCTTGACCCCATCAATGGCTAATTTAGTGCCATAGGCAACGGCAGCAGCAGCAGCCACCGCGAACGCAGCAGCAGCCTTCTTTCCAAAATCCGCAATCTTGCTTGAATTACTTTCAACGGCTTTATCAGCTTCGCCTAACTTCTTTTTTAGATCATCAACATCAGCAAGGATTGATAACTTAAGCGTTCTATTGCCGGTAGCCATTAGACCCATTCCTTAATAATGCGATTAAAACTTGCTTCCCATTTGTTAATCAATTCAGGCTGAATTCTGCGAAGGGTTGGATAGATAAACCATCCCCGACTACCTCTGCCTTGCCGTCCTGAATACGCAGGGAACTGTTTGAACTTATTTGAACCAAACTCAACACCACCCCATAGGGTTTGCGTAGTAGCACCACCTGAAAACTTTTGTCTTGCGAAGCCATAACGGAACTCACCAATTTTACTTGACTTAGAGATGCTAACGCCGTCTGCGACTCTTTCCGCAACCTTGCCAGCCTTTGTTCTAGTCCTAGCTGCCTGTTTAATTTCCTCTGATGCAAAATACGCCAAAGCAGCAGATTGAGTTCTTGCTTCCTCTGTTGCTTGCTCATCCATAAGTTTGAATGCTTTGTAAATATCACGCAGATCGTTTTTATTGTATGCGATAGTTTCATTTGCCAATTTTCGCCTCCAATACTTCGATCGCTGTTAATATGTCATCCGCATCAACCCATTCACTCATTGGTATGTGAGTTGCAATTGCTAACTCAACCAATAATCTGCTTAGGCTTCCTGCTTTGTGGCTTTTGGGTCTGCATCACCGACTATTACATCGGCTACTGTTTCCATCCAAATATCCATTGGTTTGATTGGCTTGCTTCCGGCAACTTCACGCTTATGAGCATGATAAGCCAGAAACATAAGATCCCAAATACCCAGCTTCTCGGATGCTTGTCCAATGACATTTCCTGTCTGCTTTTCCCATTTCGCCCACTCAGGCGGTTGGGCAATATAAGTTGCTTGCTCGCCTGAGCTGTATTCAATTGTAATTGGTAGTTTCATTTTGCTCCCGTTTTATTTTTTAACTAAAGGTTTCTACTACTGCGCCCTTAGATACTGTGAATGTGAATGATACTGTCTGAGCATCAACACCTGAACCACCAGCAGTTGGAAACTCTGGCTTTACTGGAAACACAAATTGTGCTCCTGATGCAGCTGTAAGTGTCATGCTGATATCTGTATCTGGTGCAGTTTCAGCAGCAGCCCATAGAGCCTCACAAACTGAATTTGCCTTGCCCCAATCAGCCAACATATCTAATTGGAATGTTCCTGAAATGTTTGTGGTCTTGTATGCTTCGCCTTCCATTGTCTGATAAACCTGACGCTCATTGACTTTGGTTAGAACTGCATTTGTCGCTTGTGCTTGAATATCTGTTCCACCTGTGAAAGATAAACCAACATCACGACCGGTAATTACGACTGTTGCCATGATTTCTCCTTATATTGTTTGCGTGTAGTAGGTAGATACTCGAACATCTGCGATGAGCAGCGTTGATGCACCAACTTGAGTGACTGTCGGTCTTTCAACCGAGCTGACAATGTATCCAACTGGAATTACTGCCAGAACACTTATAATCAATTGCTCGATATTGTCGAGCGATGCAGGATTGCTATTGTATGCAACTGCAACTGTAATGGTCATATTAATTTTAGCCCGAATGTTTGTTTTGCTTATTGTTTCAAATTCCAAATATGGTGAATCCGGAACGCACACCACAGCAGGTGGAATTACTGTTTCTGGAACGAATGAATAAACATTTCCAGCCACTCCCGCTAAAGCAGTTGCTAAAGGTGTTCGGATCTGTTCAAGAATTGTTTGGTTAGGCATTTAGAGAGCCATACTTTCGGTATCAATATATGAACCCAATAAACCAACGCACTTATTGAAAAGTGATCGACCCATTTTAAATGGTGTTGCTGTAAAATCTACTCCTTCGATTTGTCCTCCACCGGCAAGTCTTGCTTGGAAAACTTCGACTGAAACTGTGTAGACGGCTGACTGAACAGCTGCATTTCCAACATAAGTTGATCCGCCAGAAAGGGCAGCAACTCCGGATGGGATGACATTAGCCTCGAGTAAATCGGCATTAGTGATCGATTGCGAAAAGGTATATTGTCCAAGATTATCTGCCAACACAACTCTTGTTCCGTTGTAAGGGCTTCCGCATCCTGTGATGATGACTGTTTGTCCTTCGGTGAATTCATGAATTCCTAGTGTAGTGAAAGTGGCGACATTATCAGTCAGCGACACTTTT